CATATATACTATAATTATCTACCAAATCTACTTTTAACAGCATTATAGTTTTGTAACACTTCAGCTGCGGTTAATGCTCTATTGTATATTTGGGATAATGCGATATTACCATTGTAGTATTGACTTAATCCTATCTGATTTTTGCCAATTTTAGTATTTTTAGGAGTATAACTGTTTGAGTCAAATGTCAGTGATATTGAAGATCCGAGGATTCCATCTACATACCCTGTGCAATTATTACTAGTTTGATTATAAACACCAACTACATAATGCCACCTATTATCATTTATAGTAATAGTTGATATACTATTCGAATTCCACCCAGAGCCATTATTTCCTCCAGCAGCTAATAATCCGGTTGAAAGATTTATGGCTAAATAAACCCCCGCTGTATCTCCAGTATTTCCTCTCGCAATAAGTTGTGAAAATGAAGTTGAACTAGTTTTAATCCAACAACAAAATGTAAATTGATTACCTAAAGAAAAATCACTAAAATCAGTATAATCATTGGTACCATCAAATAATATACTACCCATATTACCAGCGTTAAATGTGGGTCCATTGGTTAATGTGCCTGTATTGTTATTGCCGCTTAAATCGGTCCATGTAGTACCTGATCTAGGATAACTTTTATTATTAGCAGCATCAAGTGATAATACCAATCCATTTGTAATTATTTTCGGTGAATATTTTGTAGCCATAAACTATAATTTTGTTATTTTAACTTTTAAATAACCATTTCATTTATTACCAATTTCTACAACTCCAATACCCGGCAGTGGTTCTATCTTTCTTTTGATCACATTTGTGTCTTGCTCTAAAACTTTTCCGTCTAGATTTACTGCTTACTCGTATTCGCATGTTAGGATCACCAAATGTAACTTTCTTTATTTTTCCTGCTTTTGATCTAACATATACAGCAAATTTCTTCGGTCCTCCTGGAGTTCTAAATGGTCTACTAAGATGTACAGTTCTACCTCTGTGTTTTGCTTCATTTAGACATTCATCCTCTTCCAATTCAATTGGCGCATCTAAAAATACTTCTCGTCCATCATAAATAGATTTTATACCAAGATCACTTTCTACAATATCCAAATCATCATCATTTAATTCAATTGCGTCATCATTATACAAACCACGAACTTCATTAACCAATTTAAAATATGATTCACTGTAAATTCTAAAAACATTTTGTTCCAATGTTAATCTATTATCCAAATGATACTTCAATCTATCACTAATACCAACTTCTTTAACCAACTTCATTGGTTCACTCTTTTCAACAATAGCATCCACAATGTCACTCAAATATATCATACTATATAAATAGAATTTAAAAATAAAAAACCCTCACATTTTACTGTGAGGGTTTATCGTTCAATCTATTCTAGATTCTATTATACTTGGTCAAGATCACCGACATATATCTTGCCGTAGAATTCGGGGCGCACTACTTTCTTAGCATAACGTGTCAATACTCCACGACGTGGGGTGAAATTGACTGGATCGTATACCAATGGAGTTTGTACGAGTGGGATATATGGAGCATATACTGCGCCTGTTTCGAGGAAGTTATTTCCACGGAAGCCCATCAAGATGGTGTTTTCTTGCATGTATGGGTTCTTGTAGACTTGGAAGCGACTTGCGAAGCTACCAACACGACTTACACCCATTGCGAACTTAGCACTATCACCGTCAGTGTTAACAACATATCCTGGAATTGATTCCAAGATGGTTGCTACGTCTGGTCCTACGACCAAGAAGTTTGCACCACCACGGAGGGTCAATTGATGAATTCTGTTGGATACCTTTTGGATCTTGTTACCAAGAGTTTGGAACCAGGTACTCTTTACATAAGCAGTCTTGTTTGCTGCGGCGGTGCTTACGGTAAAGGTTGGTAGACCGTTAGCATCGTTGGCGCCTTTTATTAGTTCAGTACCAATTTGGGCTGACCAAGCTTCAGTTGTCAATGCTGGAGCAGCAGTAATCAACATGTCCATAATTTCAAGATCAATTTCCATTGAAACATATTCACTCAAAAGAGCAGTCAATTCTGCTTCTGCATCAATGCTATGGTAAGCATTCAAATCTTGAGCAAGTTCTGGTGTCCAGACTGCCTTCAATTTACGAGTCTTAGCAACGATTGGTTCGCTCTTAAGTTCCAAGTTAACTTCTGGGATATTGATATCAGTACCTTGGTTAATACCACCGGTATCTCCAGGAGTTCCCCTAAGTGGATTTTTATCTTCGAAGTCACCACGGGTACTATCAGTGGGTTGTAGGATGTAAGTCAATTGACCTACTTGATTTGCTGCGAATGCGGCAACAGATCCAGTATAGATGAATTGGATTTTATAAGATGGACTTGCGAGAGTTCCAGTGTTATAAACTTTTGTCAATTCATTGATGATACCAACAGGATTAATACCATTAGCTACTGTAGACGCACTTGCAAAAGTGAAACTTCTTACTGCGTTCAAGTCGATGCTTGATGTATTGGTGCCAATATCAACAGTTAGTTTCTTACCACCGAATGCAACAGTTGAAGATGTATATGTTGTATCAAAGTCCAAATCAGTCAAATTTGCTGATCCAGTAGTAAATACGAATGACGCAGTAGTGAAATTACTGGTGTAACCATAACGTCCTACACCATATAGTCCGTTTGCAGCACTATCGGTTGAACCAAGTTTAATACCTGTTCCACCGAACATGGATGAACCACTGAATGTATTTTGGCCTGGCAAAGCACCACGAGCAGTACCATACTTGAAGTCTAGATAGAAGATTAGACCAGATGGTAGATTCATTGGTTGAACTGAAACGAATTCCTTAGCGGAGATTTCAGCGAATACACGACGAACGAGTGGGAGAGCTACGCCTGCCCATTGTTCACTGTTAGCAGAAGTACCTGTTGCGGTAGCTTCGTTTAACAATTGTTGTGCTTGATTTTCAAGCAAGATGGACATGTGTGCCTTATCGACACCGTTTAGTCCTTCAAGAAGACCTGTCTTGTCCCATTTGCTTTGTAATCCACGGGTTTCAGTCATCAACTTAGCCTGTGGATTCATATTGTTTGTCAATAATGATTTAATATCACTCATATTTTGAATTTATTTTATAGTTAGTTTTTACTCACCTTACTTTTACTTCTTAATTCCGGCGAGTTTTTGGAATCTTAAAGCCATCACGTTGCTGTTTTCTACAATCAATTCCTTTTTAGGAGCTGTTGATGCAACTGGTTTACTTGCCAAACCTTCGGTGATTGTTTTCGCAGTTGTATTCGTTTTCTTGACAACTGATCCACCTAAACTATATGATTCGGACAAAATTGTATAACTCAACTTGACTTCACGGATGGACTTAGCCAAGTCGAACGTTTCCACAACCTTAAGTTTTTGCTTTTGGTCGAGGTTAAAGGCATTAAATAGTTTATTTGTATATAGCAATTTAGCATTCAACAAATTAACTTCGTTTAGTTGATCACGTAGATATTGAACAGTAGACATAGCTTCGTTCAATTCAAATTGAAGAGATTCGGCAACTTTTTCATCTTCAATCTTTTCGTCAACTGGTTCTTCGTCTTCTTCTTCTTCACCTTCAGTGATTTCTTCACCGGCGGATTCATCATCATTCAAGGAATCAAGAAGTTCTTGTAAATCAACCATTTCATCTTCTCCTGTGTCTTCAGCAACTGGAGCAGGTGCTACTGGAGCAGGTGCTTGAGCCATTGGGTCAACTGGAGCAGGTGCTTGAGCCATTGGATCAACTGGAGCAGGTGCTACTGGAGCAGGTGCTTGAGCCATTGGATCAACTGGAGCAGGTGCTACAGGAACATTTGGATCAACTTGACCGGCTTCATCCAATTCACCTTCTAATTCTGCGAGAATTTCATTTAATTCATCATCAGAGATTTCCATTCTTTCATCCATTGCATCATCTGATGTGGACATTTCCATTGGCATTGTTTCAGATACTTCATCTGAACCATATTCACCTTCAGAAATTTCGTTTTTTAATTTTTCAGCTAACATAGCTTCTAACTTTGGTTGGAATGCTTCTTCCAACGCTGCTTTTGCGTTTGCGAGAGCTGTAGCACGTACAGCTTTAGCGTCAGCAATAGCTTCTTTTAATAGATTTGACATATTTGTTTTTCCTTATTTAGGTGAAGTTATTTAGAATACATGAACTTCAATGAAGATTATTAAATTATATGTTGCGACAAAGGAAATGTCGTATTACTGTTAAATAAATATAAATAAAAAAATGAAAGTATTAAAAATTATTGATATTTATACTATTATGCCATATAAAATTGTAGGAAAATGTATCTTTAATACAGATACTGGTAAAAAAATGGGATGTACTAAAGGTAGTGTTAAACGATATTTAGCAGCATTACATGCAAATATACCAGATTCAAAAAAGAATGAAATACGAACAAAATTGAAAGAAATCTTTCGTAAATCATTTGCAAATACCATTAATGAAACATCGGAACTTAATAAAAAGAATGTTAAGTTTAGAGATGAATTAAATAAAAATCAAGGACTTGATTTTAAACCATTTGAAGTTGCAAAGATTGCAGAAATAACTGGACCTGTAAATAATAAAAATGCAGGATCTGGTATGGAATTAAGTTTTGATAAAGAATTCAACGAAAATACAATTAAATTCGTTATTAAAAAATTGACAAATGAAGAAGATGATACCAAGAATTCTTTTAAATACGGCGTATGGTATACATCCTATGAAAATGAAGATGATTTTGATAAACCTTCTGCCGAAGTTCGTTATAAATTGTCTGATCCAATTACAAATGATACTGGAGAAGGTGAAATTAAAAATGAATTATATAGTTTCATAAAAGACGCAATCAAAATAAATAATTAATTATGACACATTTAAAATCATTC